TAAGGATGATGCTAAAAAATATTCAGGTTGTGATGATTTAGATATATTCAAGGCATTATGTTATTATGGTAAAAGAGATAGATTGTGTATTTATATTGGAGATGTGAGGGAAGACGATATAGTTCACGAATCAGTCCACTTGGCTAACTTTATAATTGATAGATGTTTAATTTATTCTACAACAAATGAAGATGAGGTATTAGCCTATTTAACAGGTTTTATATATAGCAAATTAAAGAAAATAATTCCCCCGAGTAATTAGAGTACCCGAGTAATTTAGAGTAGTTTTGAGAATGGTGGTTGCTTTTATTAGTAGCCACCTTTTTTATCTACAAAACCTATACTAAAGTCTATATTGCCAATTCTTTATATCCCGTATAATATCTGATTTTAACTTATAGGAGAATAGACAATGACAAAAATTTATGACGACTTAAAATTCAGAATTTATAACTCTGACGACTTCGATTACCACTTTATGGCTGCTGACTGCATTGAAGAGTTTACTTTTATTTATAGGGATGTTGGTTTCAGAAGAGGTAAGCCAATAACTGTATTTTCAGTAATAGATATATCAACTAATTTTGAAGATATAGAAATAGATATTGAAAGCAACGAGAATATCAAACTAGAAGAAAGTATTCAAAAATTAAAAGATGATGAAAAAAGAAAGCTATTAAAGTTTGCTAGAAAAGAATATAAAAAGTCACACAAAGCACTTTTAGAAGATTCGCTATTGACTAATACTTAAAAACCATATATGATAATTTCTGAATTAAGATTTTAGGCTCTTAGTTTATTTGATACACAAAAGGGGTTGGCGATTGCGACCTCTTTTCTTTATCTACAAAACCAAGAATCAACATCTACAATTTAAGCTCTGTATATAAGTAATTACAACACATACAGAATTAATTAAAATAATATTATCTACAATCTATTAGAATCACTTCAACAATTCCTCATCAGTCATCGCATCTACTTTATCAATACACATAAAAGGATTAATTACTCTATCCCATAAACCCATATTAATATCACACTGTTCGAACTTCAAACTTTTACAGTCTAAATTCATTATGTGGCTATTTATTGCGTTTTGAGTGCTTCCTAAACCACTGCAAGCGGTTATTCCGTTTATTAATATAATTATTAGTGCTATTCTTTTCATTTGATTTACCCAATAAAAAAATAGGGAGTACCTTTGCAAGTATCCCTATCAGTTGTGTTGCTAATTTACTCATCTTACTTTTTCTCGTTTCTAATCACTTCTATTAAACCGATTAAACCAACACCAGCAACAGCAATTGCTTCTGATAGTTCAGGCTTAACCACTACACCAAAAGCAGCTAGAAAAGTAATAATACCTCTCCAAGTACTAGCTTGTGATAAATATTCTAAAATTATTTTCATTGTCTTCTCCTATAGGTTAAGTGGGGTGTTTTTTTAGATTACTTGCTCGCTAACCCCTCCGAGCAGATCATTAATAATAATATGCAGTACCTCTCTTTTGGATTCCGAACTGCGAGGCAACGATATTCTGTCTATCCCTATTCTGCTTTCTATGGTTATGATAGATGAACTTAACTAAGACTATACACTATTTTAATAATTATGTCAATAAGCAAACATTACACCTTGTGGCTTGTCGCTATCTAAATCCCAATGAATAAAGTTTTTCTTTTCATTAATGCCTATTCTAGTAACACCCTCTTCGATAAGAGCCTTTATTAAATCGAACTTATGAACACTATCAAAGAATCTAACATCATCAGCTAGTCTTTTTATATGTGAAGATGTGTCCTTAGAGCCTATTTTTCGATTGTGTGATAGGCATCTTGCCCCGCTATTACTTATGTATGGTCTTTTAGTCTTTACCCTTACTCTATGGGCTATAAATTTGACCTCATCAACTACATCTAATCCACAACCGCATCTACACTTAAACTCATCATCTTTGAAATATTTAGATTTAACTATCATTTTAATACTCCATATTTTTTAATTATATATAAATATGAGAACATTATTAAATCCTCACCTTCTTTTGTTTCTATATCCATTAATCCTCTAAGTTCTTTATCGGAGTAATTCTTTAATGGACTAAGCGACAGTTCTTTCACTTTTTCTAGCTTAGTAGGAAAACCTTCACAAAATTCGCATTTATATATTACTGTATTCATTTACCTCTTCCGCCACCTCTGCGACCGCCTTTTTTTCCGCCCTTTTTTAAACTACTCTCGTTATTACTTTTTTCCATTGTTTAGCTCCCTTATTGTTTGATAAATTCCATTTTCATAGACGACATCTTCAACCGCCGCCATTTTCTCTATTAATATTATAGTGTCAGTTGATAAGGCTTTTATATCTTTGTTTATATCGTCCTTAAATTCTGTAACACTGTTTTGGATACTGTCCATAGTATTGACAATACCACCTAGCTTAAACATACCTATACAAACAGCCACCAATATTGCAGTCATTAAAACAACAAGAGAACCCATTCCCCAAGTTATTTTACCGTTGATACTAGATAACTCTTTTTTAATACCAATCATTTCGGTATCAATCCTGATTATCTTTGCCTCTTGTTCACAAGGTATTGTCATTGGTTAATCCTCTACATAATGCCCTTCAGCAACGATTGTGAAATTATCTAGTGCAATATAGCAACACCGTGCTTATCTTTTCCGTTGAAAGTGTATCTAAATGTTACACCATCTTGACCTTGTGATGGGTTAGCAGCAGCTTGAGGGTCGTAATCAAAACATAAATTAGCTAAATCACTATTATTCTTTATATTAAATACATTATGACATATACCGTTTTTTCTTCTTAATACACACCCTTTTACTAGTTTTGTCAAATCACCAAACTTAGCTAAACTAACTGCACTATCAGTCAACATACTAAATAAAAGCCTATTTATATGTATAGACTGTGTAGCAGCACTACCGACCTGTATTGAAAACACTTGAGATGTTGAACTTCCGTCAACACTCAAATCCTTATTAAATACCGCTGCTGTATCTCCTGCCTGAAAGGCAAAATCAAGTGGGGTATCTAATGTTATATCATCGTCAGATATGCTTAGTATAGTTCCGAAATAAGCTCTGTTATCGTTTGGGTTGTCCGCATTAAATAATCCAAAATAATCACTCTCACTCATACCTGTTGCATCTGTTACAGTTACAGTGAAATCATCAATAGCTGTTGTTACGGCAACTGTATTAGGTATTCCTATAATTTTAGTGAAAAAGAAATCAAACGGTTTAGTTGTTTGGTCTTGTGTAAATACACCTACATTTTTTTTCATATTTGTCATTTTAATTCTCCTTTATCATTTTTATTGAATCTAAAAACTCTTTAACTTCTAAATCATTATTATCGGCTTCAATAAGACCTTTTTGTTTCACATTAAACACTCCTGTTATCTTACCGTCTTCTTTTCTAATATATACTTTCATTTTTATCTCCTAATACAATAACCGTTTGTTGTTACACTAGCACCAGTAAAAGAGCTAGATGCACTCTTAACTGATACAACACCGTCTATACCAACAGTAACATCTCTTTCTGTATAAAAGAAAGCAACGATAGAGGTCATAAAAGTTCTTTCTGGTGTTAATAATGACTTTAGAACCCAAGTTGTAACAACGGCAGTTGCCCCTTGATTTACAGCAGCATTAACCACTAATTCGTCCATTAAAGGTACTGACATAACAACATTTGTAAAGGTTGTGTTTATTGTCCCACTAAAAGATAAAACTGGAGCGGTGTATAAAACTTCTAAAAACCCACTAGAGAAATTACAATTAAAACTCTGTATATCTCCACTACCATCTGTAAGTACGGCAAATATCATTCTTTTAGCACCAATTATTGCAGCTCCAGTTATATCAGAAGTCCAAGTTAAAGTATCAGCCCCACTTAAAAATAAGTAATAAGATGTATCGTTACTAGCACTTGATAAAACAGCATTAGTATTTGAGGATAATTCCAGTAGTGTAGAGCCATCATCACCTATACATTCGTCATTATCACCACCACTTACTGAAACTGTGGTAACATTTACAAATGCAATTTTTAAGCCATTAATATATTTTTTAGGTGTTATTCCAGAACTTACCTCCGCCCATACAGCCTCATCAGAGTCAGCAGTCAATACATAGCCATCAGTTATACCATCGGCTGTTATTTTCGAAGATGTTATGCCTAAGTCTTTAACTCTCAATGTGGCAGAGTTGATTTCTATTGTAGAATCATCAACATCTAACGAGCCCCAAGCTGCACCAGTTCCAACAACCATTCTATTAAGAACAGGGGTAGGCAAAGGATAACCCTCTGCTGTAGTTCTATTTTCTAAGGCTGTGGCTGTCGCATTCCAACCAACTAAGGCATCTGCAAGAGGTGTTGGATAATCTGAACTAATACCGCTCAAATCTGTACCTAGAGGAAAAGATAAAGTCCTTGATTGTATTTCTGTTAAATCTTGAGATATAGCAGCAGCTTTGTCAGAATCATTTTCTATTACATTACCCTGAAAACCTTGCGAGGTTGTGTATCTTGTTTCTTGGGTTATATCAACTTCTCTAGCTATAATTACATAATCATCAGATGTTGGGGCTGTTAAAAATGTTACTATACCGCCAGTCTGGTCGAAAGCTAATGTAAAATCAGAGCCTAAAGTTTGTAATACTTGAACTCCTGTCGCTACATCTTCAAGATATACTCTTATATAGTCTTGAGATATAACATACCAGTCAAAGGAAAATTCAGTAACAGAGCCTGTTCCTATGTACTTTTCTGGTTCGTAATTGTTTTCTATAGTCATCTTATATTCTCCTTGTTAAATCATATATCATTTTTTAGTAATTTGCTATTGCTTTATCGTAATATCGCTCATATTTCTTGATAGGTGCTCCAGTACCCAATTCTCCGCCTATTTTAAGCACCTCTAAGAAGTCGCCTGTTGATAAATCCTGTGCCATTCCATTAAGGTCAGATAATACAGGCACTTTTTGATCCCATACTCTTAATCCCATTGAAGCCCTACCCATTGCATTAATTGCATCTTTTATCAGAGGTAAACCACCGAAAGGAGTTAATCCAACTTGCAATACAGCTTGTTTAATATCGTCCTCTTCTATTGGCTCACCGAATACAATAGCACTAAATATTGCAGCTTCTAATGAGTAAATAGCACCATTTATACCTGCATATATTACATATACCTTGGCAAGTTGAGTTGCACTAATATCGCCATTCTGATAGTCCATAGTTGCTTGATATAGTTTTCTAGCATATTGAGATGGTGTATTTGAGAAACTAAATAACATTCTTCTAACAGGGTCTTTTTTATTCTGCCAGCTACTTAATGAAGATTTTAATGGTGATTGTTGACTTCGTAAAGTTATAACCTCGAATTTTTCTATGGCTTCTTCAAGACTCATTCCTTGTTTTTGATAATATTTTATAAGTGGATAACCACCGTAAACAATAGCAGTCATATCACCTGTTCTAGTTACAAAAGTTAAGAAGTGTTTAAATTTGTCTAGTTTTGTCTTAGCCGTTGGCATTTGATTAACACCATTCATTACATATTGTAAAGCCTCTGAATAACCTTGATTAAATCTAGCTCTAAGATAAGGGCTGTTTTTCCATACAAAATCAAATGTTTCTTTTGGATTAGCTAATCCTCCGACAAGTCCTTTTACCCATTCACTAGAGGGCATTTGCTCTGCATAGTTTACAGATGAAATAAGCTGTTTAAAGAATACATCAGGATTAAGTCCGATTTTTGATGTGATCCAATTACCTAAAAGCTTATCAAACCACTTAGTAGTAGAATCTAAATCTCTTTCTAATTGCTGTATAGAACTATCAGATAGTCTTTTTAATAAAGAATTATAAAAACCTTTACCTCTTTTTTTCTCTATGGAAGTTTTAACTGCTCTATCCTTAAAGGTTCTTTGTAAGTTTCTATAATCTATAGCTACTTTGTCCATATATTCAGCCTTAACAATATACTTCATAACTTTATTAAAAGAGTTTGTAGGTATTGGTATTCTTGTTCTAGCTCTTTGCTTAGTAAAGCTTGGTATTTTTTGTTCAGGAATAAATGTATTAAATACATCTTCTATTGATTGATTTTCAGCAGTAGATGTCCAGTAGTTTTTAACTCTTGGTAAATCTCTATTATACATCTTAATAAATACTTCATTTATCTTACTGTAATAGTTTTTAAGAGTTTGCATTAATTCATTTGCGAATAGTTTTTCAGAATCACTAAGCCCTTGCAATACACTATCAATTTGCTCTTTACCATAAACCCTGTAATAATCATTTCTTATATCTTCGTTTTTAATAGCATTAAAGATATCCAACATCATCATTTTAGATAAATCATATTCAACACCACTTGTTTGTAATTCAAGCTTGCCAGTTTCTTTATTATAAACCTTAATGCCTTCTTTTTCTTTTAGGATAGTTCCTGTTTCTCTTCCCATATCTTGCATAAGCTGTAATAATTGGTTTTTGTCTTTTAGTCCGAATATCTGTCTAGCATTTTCCAGCACTTCATCTGTTGATTCGTTTATAGCTGTAAATTCTTTCTTCTCAACATTAAGTAAAGTGTTTTTTTCCATAAAGTCTTTACCACCTATTGCATTGATATAAGCTTCCCAGTTACCAGTTGAGGATAGATTAGCATTAGAGGCTTTAGTTTTAACACTATCTTTATCGCCCTTTGTTTTAGTCATTGCAAATAAAGCTTCATCAACTCTATCTTTTTGTTCTACTATATAATCAAACTCTGCTTGATCCTTGGCTTTTTTACCTGTTTCTGTTAAATATCTCAAATCCTCGGCTACTTGCTTAAATAATTCAACATCACCTTTTTTACCCCTAGCCTTATAAGATAGGAATTTATTCAATATATCATCAACAGGCGATAACTCTATATCTGTATCTAACCCAGTTAATACTTCTAATTCCTCTTGTGCTTGCTCTTGAGTGAAATTATTATATTCTCTTAGTTTATCAAAAACTTTATTTGTGCCGTAGTCATACTTGCCCTTTAGTCTTTGACCTTGCTTAACAGGTTGAGATTCTTTTAAGTATCCATTTATAACATTGTTCAAATCATCTTTGATTGCTTTTGAGTTAGCTTGATACATAGAAAATTCTATATCTCTTATTAAATAAGACATTTCTAACTGGTCTTTTACTTCACTTAGTTGTCTTACAAAGTAATTCTTTTGTTTAGTGCTCATATCAGAGGTATTAATAAGTTCTACAGCATCAAAAATATATTTAGGTAGATTCTTATTATCGAGTGTATAAACAGCCTTAGCGAACTTCTTAGCCTCTTTCTGGTTTCTTTTAAGGAATCTATCAGCTCTTTTAATGGTATCACCAAGCCCTGCAACATCAATATCTATTTCTTTTTCTATTTGTGCTATTTCATCTATTACTTGCTCTCTAGCAAAAGCATTTTCATCTGATGGAGGGTAAACCTTACCTTCAGCGGACTCTTCTAATAATGCCAAAGCTTTATCTTGTAATTCCGCATCATCTTGGGCAGTTTCACCATAACTATCAATACCCATAAATTCAGCATAGTCTTCTATTAAATCAGTTTCATTTCTAGTAGATTTTTTCTTTAATACACCTCTAAACCCAACAGTATCTTTTAACCCTGCAAATTCTTGTATATCAAAGCCCTTCATTTTTTCTATTGAGTAACCACCTCTTTTTCTAACAAAAGTAAGGAAGTCATCTGGTAAGTCTTTTAATTTAGGCATAGCCTTTTTAGAACTCTTGATAAATTCTTTAATGTTTTTAAGTTTATTTATTTCATCTTGGGTTATATCTATACCTTGTTTAACTTTTTGCACTATATCTTTTACAGCAGCTAGGCTTTCTTGGAAAAATACATCTTCATTCACAAAAGGTGAACTCAATATATCATTGTAGAACTCGTTAGCTTGTTTGCTTAGATTAACTTTCAAATCGCTTGCAGACTTATAAACAGCTCTAAACCATTCAGCTAGTCTTTGGAATACATTTTTAAGTTTAGGATTATCAACTTCACCAGTTCTTATAAACTGCTCAAATCCTCTAGCAAATAATTCATTTTGTTCAACTGTAAATCCGCCCGCCTCTGGTTGACCGACCAGCTTAGACATTTCTTTATATATACCTAAGTCTTGACCTTCGTTTTTACCTTGATAAAGTTTATTCAAAGATATTAATTGATTCATAAAGTGATGCGAGCCTTCGTGTAGTAAGGTAGTCTTATCGGCTTTGTTTAATAATTCTATTACATTGCCAGAAGTTCTAAAAGCTCCTTTTTTACCATCAATTTTATCATCAACTCTTATAATTTCAGGAGTTACCGTTTCAAATTCTTGAGGAGTGATTAAGCCTTCATTAAAAGCTATCGCTCCTAATGCTTGGGCTGAACTTGCTAATATTGTTGCTTCTTCTTGTGTAGAGCCTGCTTCTAGTGCTTTTTTAGTTACACTCTCTCTTATATCAAATACAGCTTTTATTTGTTCAGGGTCTTCGGCAACCTCTTTGAAATAATCCTGTGCAGTTTTAATATTACTACCTTTATAAGATAAGTTTGAGTTTTGTCTTTTTAGCATATTAGAAACTTCATCAACTACTTCTTGATTAGCTTCAAATTTTTGTAGTGTTGTATTTGCTAATGCTTTAGCCTCTCCGTCTTTTAAGCCAATTCTTTTTAGTTTTTCGGCTAAGTCTGTTACATCTTCTTTATTAACACCAAGTAAAGCAGAAGAGCCACCACCGACAAGCGAGCCTATAACTGCACTATAACCAGCATCTGATACTATATCGATAACTTCTTTTTCTTTACCTGCCATTTGCAAGGTTAAATCATAGCCTACACTTTGTGATGCCTCTTGTATTGATTCAACTTTCATACCGTTTATAATTCTTGATATAACTTTATTACCTTTAATACCTTTTAAGAATGATTGTAAGCCTACATATTCAAGAGAAGCCTCAACCGTACCAGCGACTAAGCTAAACCTTCTAGCTTTTGCATCATCTATGCCTAAACCTGTTAATTCTTTTGCTGCCGTTTCACTAGCAGACATACCAAAAGCCAGTCCAGCAGCTTTAGGATTTTTAAATAATGCACTAATTCCAATTGATGTGAATAAACTACCAACACCTTCTACAATATCAATAGCAAAACCCTCTTCGCCTGTTCTCTCAATACCTAATCCAGTCATAAATCTTTGGTTACTCTCGCCGATAGCAAGCATTTGTTTATTAACTTCTGTATAGTCCACCTTAAAAGGCTCATCTAATGTTATGCCCTCTTCATCTCTAGTAATACTAAAAAGATTAGATACTTTGCTTATTTCATCATCATACTCTTGCTTAGATATTGAGCCAGCCTTTAATTGTTCGCCTAGCTTTAATTCTGCGGTAGTTTTTTGTTCAGCAGCAGCAGAGGTTCTTTTGAACTCTCTAGTTCCAAAATCTTTTAATGTTTGACCAAACCCAATTACCGCCCTCCCTAATGCTTTTGGCACTTCCCAATCATTATCTATTTTTGTAGGTTGCATAGCAAAGAAGTCGCCTCTGTAATTATCTTTTACGGCTTGGCGATACCTTATAGCTTGATGGTCTTTCATAGATGTATTAACATCTTGATTGGTTTCTGTATCGAATACTGATGTATTTATCCTGCTCATAAAGCCTCACTTAAATCTGTAATGTTACCTGCACTATCTTTTAATACATTATACCAAGTTCCATCAATCCGTTCTAACAGGTAACTACCGAAATCATCTATTTGAGTTCCGTTAGTATCAGATCCAGATGTATTTGATAAATCCATATCAATAGCGGTTAATATATTTTTAGAATCACTACCTGCATATTTAGGATATTTAGACTTTGTATATCTATATTTTTCTCTCAAGAATATATCTTCAACTTTATCTAAGTTTTCATCTGATGAGCTATCAATAGGTATTTGATTGTTTTCCAGTGAATTATAAACTCTCTCATATACAGCAGAGCGGTCAAAATCACTACCACTCATATTATCCAATACTAAACCGTTTAGTTTTTCATCTACATTACCATAACCAAATAAGTTAATTTCTTTATTGTCTATATCTTTATCCCTGATTTTCTGCATTAATACACCAGAGGTCTTACTCATCATAGAACTATATTTAGCACTACTTATATTTGCACCACTATTTTTAGCATCTTGAATTTTATTTCTTGTACTTATTAATGAACTTACACTATCCATTTCTCTATTTTTTATAGTGGATTTACCAGTTAATTTTGCAGTTCCTATTTTCATAGAATCATAAGATGATATAGCATCATTCGCCTTAATAGCTATCTCGCTTATTTCTTCATTAGTGTAAATTTCACCAGTTTTCTCGTTAACAATGCCCTCTTTTGCATAGAATTGTTTAGCAAGAGTTTTATTGTATTTGTCTATTTCTTTATAATTGTCCTCGTTATATCCGTTTTCTTCCATAAACTTTTGCTTATTATCCTGAATATAATTAGCAGATTCTAAAAACTTATAAGGGTTTTGATTAAACACATTATCGGCTTCAAATTTATAACTATCTTCTTTTTGTGTGTTAAATTGAGTTGTATTTCTTTTAATTAAAGATTCTATATTCTGTCTACTAGCTGGGGTTAGTTTATCTTTTACTTTTTTATCCTCTAGTAACTTTTCAGCCTCAACAGGGTTAACATTTGCTACACCTTGTAGATAATTAGAAACATAGTCTTTATCATAATCTGATATTAGTTTATTTAAATCTCTCTCGCCTAATCCATCACCCATTTTCATTAATTGGTTCTTAGAGCCCGCAAAGTTAAATATAGCATTACTATCAGTATCACCAGCACCAAAGCTCTCACCGTCCATAAAAGCGGTCTGCATATTAGTTTCTATAGTAGAATTAACATCTGATACTATGTTTAATTGTGATTGCTTAAATCCCCAACCCTGTAAACTCTCAAAAGTTTGGTTTTCTATACTTCTCATAGAATCATTCCAAGAGCCTTTAGATAAAGAATCTATATTCTCGCCGTATTTACCAGCTATTTCTTGCATACTAACTTTTAAGTCTTTTATATTACCCATAGGATTAGATTGATTATCTATCTTATATTGGTTTACAAGTTGGTTCATTTCTAAATTAGCTTGGCTAACATTATTTAGAGTATTTGATTCGCTTTTCTTTTTAGCAACATTCATTGCAATTCCAGCAGCCTGATTAAAATAATTAGGGTCTTGCTTAGGAGTTATATTTGTTACTTGTCTTTCGGTTGCTACTGGTCTTAACATATTACGAACCCCCATAAGATGCAGGTGAAGCACCTGATGAACTACCTGTTACAAAAGAACCACCTGTACTTGTCCCAGCTCCAGTACTAGCACCAAATCCACCAGCCATTCCAACAGTTGCACCAGTCATCGCTAAGTCTTTAAATGCTGTACTATATGCTCTGCCTAATACATTCCTAGAACTTCTATTTGCATTTGCTATAACTTGATTAGTGTCAGCAATACCCATTGTAAAGGTAGAATCTAAAGCAGCCATCGGTGTGCCTTCTAATGTAACACCAGAGGCAAGGAATGATGATTTTTGCTGTGCAGCTCTTGCTTTGGTTCTAGTCGCAGTTTTCTCCGCTTCAATACGACCTTGATGAGCAATACCTCTAGCATTACTTTTACCTTGATTTATTGTTTGTATAGCTCCAGCAATAGCTAGAGCAACAGCAACTTCTAATCCCACAACAACCCCCAAACATTATAATCATTACCATTAAGGCATTTTCTTTTAGTGCCTTCTAACTTAAAGCCTAAAAACTCGTGCCATCTATTTAATTCTTCACAATCTAAACTTTCTGTTTCTAATCTTTTTAAGTTCAGTTCCTTAAATAAACCCTCTACACCTTTTTTTAATTCTTTTAGATGAGTAGGTTTGAAGTCTTCACTTATTACAAAAAAACCTTTATAGTTATTCTCGTTATAATTCAAAAAACCGATAATAGCCTTCGCACCATCAACATCAAAAGTTCTTTTATCCCAACTAGCAATAAACTCCCTGTAATTATCCAAGTAGTCTTTTGTAAACTCATTAGGTTTTAATTTGTAATCATCTGGTCTAAATGCTCTAATCATCTTGTTACTCCATATTTTGTGTCTATAATAACAGCAGTAATCTTAAATGGTAAAGGTTTATCTTGTGCTATATACATAGATTTATCAACATCTGATTTATCATTATAAGAAATCAATTTAGTTTTATCAATCAATTGAGGGGCTAAGTAGTTTAAGTCGTTTTGCGATAGATCCTGAACTTCGTGTAATCTATATCTACTTGTTCCAACTAATCCACCAGCAGAATCAACAACTCTAATTCCGAACTGGAATATATTTTTTTGATTCTTTTGAGTGTTTTCACCTTGAACTGCAAAGCCTAAAGGGAAGGTTTTTATAACCCCTGTATAGCCGATTCCAACACAAACACTAGTAACAGCTCTATTTAATGTAATTGCACCACTAGCGACCTCAAAATCGCCGATATATCCACCATCTGCAACGATAGAAACCTCTTTACCATCAAATCTATCTAATCCTGATAATTCAGTAAAGGTTAAGTACCATTCATCATAGGTATTTTGTGAAGGCTCGATTATCACATCAACATCTACAACCGTAGTAGAAGTAAACCCTGTTATTTCAAATCTGCCCTTTTCGTAACCTGTTTTTGTTTTATATACTATGAATTTACCAACATCACCACTTGCAAATACAGGACTTGCAGCAGTTATTGTACCAGCCAAATAGGTTATTTCTATTTCTTTTAAGTCATTAAAGCAATCTGAATTATCTAAATATATTGCTTGTTTTAATTCCTCTGATAGTTTTCTATTATAAGCCTCTGAATCTGCAGCTTTATCATTAGTGAAAAAGTCTTCATTCCTTGAAAACTCTATAAAGTCGCCTAGTCTTTCTATATAATAAGCATCATCTCTTAATACTAAGCAGAATAATTTAGGGTTACCATCATTATCACTAATTACGGCTATGTCTTTTATTTCGCCTGCTGTTTCTTGAATACTCCAACCTACTACTTTTTCAGCTTCATTAAAGTTTAGAGATAGCAATTTACCATCTTCCCTTAATGTATAGATTAAATCATCTCTATCTTTTTTATATCTTAGTTTTTTAATGTTACCTTTTGTTATATCATAACTAACAAAATTAGAATCATCAGACTTAAACGATTCTCCTAGAATATCATATCTAAAGTAATAAACAGCTCTTGAGGTATTGTTTATATAGAATACTAAACCGTCTTTTCTTAGTGGTTGACTATTATCGCTACCCTCCGAACCAGTTACATTTATAGAATAATTAGAGGCTGTTAATGGGGTATTCACATCACCACCATTTAATATAGCTGGGTTTTTGTTGTTACCAATCATAACTGATCGTTCATTAGACATTAACCATTCAATAGGCTCTGTTAAATCTGCTATTGTTGTTTGTATTGGTGAATCATCTAATATTGTCGCAGGGATTGTAAATTGCGTATAATCACCCGCTTCTGATATCCATAGTTTAGTAGGTAATAACGAAGTACCACCATAATATAATCTACCATCTTTAAATAATGTTGTTGCTGGATAACCAACTGTGCCAACATCAGGATCATCAAACAAAGAACCTGTAGTAGTTGACGGAGTAAATGTAAAGGTTGTTGCTGATGTTCTCTCAAAGTCTTGAGGGGCTACATCTGGGTGAACCATCTTCATTACATCTGCGTTCTGGTCATACTTTAGTTCTTTTGCTTGCTCTAATGTATATGGGCTTGTTAATTCATAATCCCCGCCACCATTTTGCACAAACCCAAAGTTACCATTTACATCATAAGTAAGGAATTTAACTTTTAATTCATAAAACAAACATAAGTAATTCTGCTCTTTAGAAAACTTAAACTCTACAAAAGCACAATCCTCAAAGACTTGCTCTAATAATAAACCAGCTCTATAAATAGCATTACCCTTAAAATTACTTATAAAGTTGCTAAATACATCTGCACCTGTTCCATATAATGATAAATCAAATCGACCATCTAAATCATGGTCAAGTTTAGCTCTTGAAAAATTATTATAAGTTGTTGCAATTTTTGTCATTTTTTATTCACACTACTTGGATAATCAGAGTTTCTAGCTGCCTTAAAGCGACTTCTTGATACTCTTATTGGTGGGTTTTCTTGTGAAGCTACTGATGCTACTATTGTCATCTTGGTAGGGAGCATATTATCTATGTATGCTTTTCTATTATTATCTTGTGTTATTGGTAAGCAAACATTACTTGCTAAATACCAACTTAATAATTCAGACCAATCAGAAGTGAATTTAGTTACATCTTTTACATTCTCTATATATCTTATTGGTAAACCATCTTCGTAATCATCGTCTAAATATATTACATTGCCTTCTACGGCATAATTTGTTCTTTTTAAGTCTATGTTATTTATACCTAGTAATTTAATACAGTCTTTAGGATATTCATATCCATACGCATAACCAAAAATAGGCTCAATAGCCAACTTAGCTACGAGCTTTCTCTTTAGTGAAAAATTAGGCATTGTGTTTCTTAGTAGTGTTTCTCTTGAATTATCATACCAAACACTAAATAGTATCTCATTTGAATCTTCTGGTTGCTCTATGTTTGTAACTGAACCATAATCACCTAAATGACTTAGAGCCATATTACAGATATCTATATCAGATATTGCCATTACATACCCTCTCTTAGATAGTGGGGGATTTCTCCCCCATTACCGTTAGTTAGCTGTTGGTTGCTCAATTACGATGTCTAAATCTAAATTTACTGTTGTAGCAGTTGATTTTGTATTAATAGTTAAACACAAAAATAAACCGTTAGCATAAGTATTATCAGATGATAGACTTAGTAACTCACCAATAGTTGATGTCTTAGCAAGAGAAGCATTTAGAGATAATAAATCTCTAGTGCTTAATGCAGAAGATAAATCTCCGCCATCTACTAAAATATCAGCATCAACCGCTGTCATAACACCAGCTTTAGAATAATAGAAACCGAAGTCGCAATCATCTGCTGAAGTTAAGGCAGGGCTTCCAAATGGTGCATTGATTCTATGGATTCGACAGTTAGTTGTTAAACCACCTGCCAATACATAAACATCACCATCTGTGGCTGCTGCTGCTGTAATAGTAAATTGAGAGTTTACAGTTCTCAAGCATTTACCTGTTCTATAAAAAGGATTACTTGCTTTGGCTTCGTATCCTAATGAATTAAATACAGTCATTTTATAATCCTCCTATATAGTGGTGCTAAGGATTTGTACCTTAACGCCTTCAGTTCTCATTGCACCAATCCAGAAATCTACTGTGATATCTCTAGAGTTTACTTTATTAGCTGATTTCTCAACTCTTAAGTCTGCCAATTCCATAGCAACCGCAATAGCTTGTGGAGCTAAAACAACACATTTACGAGTTGTTGAAGCTTCTGGTAGTACTGGGTTTAAAGCTGTAATTGTAGAGTTAGAACCTGCAAACATTGCTGTCATATAAGTTCCTGTGTCTTTCATTACACCTTCTTCAACAGGTCTTGAGGTGATATAATCACTAGAAATAAATTCTATTTCACCCATAAGGTCTGTATTTTCAGCACCTGAAATTGCAATTGTTGAGCCTTGGAAATCTTTATAGTCAAAATCGTTGTTAATAAAGTTTTCAGTAATTTCTTGGATTTTTTCGTATGTAACGCCAGATGTAGCATCTACTGTTACAACACCATCTTGAGCTGCTGTTTTTGTTGTTGGGGCTGTATCTGGAGCACCAACTTTAACATCGCCAACTGCTGCTTGAACAATAATTCTATCAATTACTCTTTCTTTAGCTTTGTTTAACATACTAATTAAATTAGATGTAGGATCAGCTAAAAGCTCATTGATATCGTCTTTTTCATCAATTTGGATTGTTTTTGTGAATCTTAATTTTGTGAATTGACGATTGTCAACTGAATAATCTTCGAATTGCTTGTCTGGGTTTCTTCCGTCAACTTGGTCTAATTCTAATCTTCCCATTCTTGCGAAGTTATGAGTTTTACCATCTGATGACATAAATTGAGCACAACCTGCCCCTACTAGTCGAGAGTTTGTTTGTTGAGTTAACTCGTAAAAGTTATCTCTAAACATCTGCAACTGGGCTTGGTCAATGCTTGGATTAATTGTTGTTGAAGTCATTTGTCTTCTCCGTTTAATTTTTTACAATAAACGGTATATTATCCCTAGATTAGGGGTATCCCTTACGAACATTTTTTACAAGACTTCGTCTTATCTTGTTAAGGGCTAAGGTCAGAATTGATTATCTATGCACTTAAAAATCATTATAACTATTAATTAATATAAGTCAAATAAAAAAAGAGCCCCTGTGAAGAAGCTCTTAATAATTAACCTTCAAATACTCTCTTATAGAGCTTGTCATAACCGATATTAGGGTTGTGCTTAACTCCTTTAGCTTTAGCTAAGTCTTTCAAAGTTTCCATAGTGTATTCTTGTCTTTCGTCTTCTTCTACTATTTCAACTCCATACTCTGCTAATTCTTCATTAAGTGATTGAGTTTCAGTTTTAACTTCAACTTCAACCTCTTTCTTTTCCTTAACAATCATATTAGGTAAGTTATCATAAGGTAAATCAATAACCTTTAAGGCTTTTTCTTTTGGAATACCAGTTACAACCATCATATATTCTTTGATTGCTTTAACTCTTGAGTTTCTTAATGATTCCTGTTTATAAAGTGGGGTTTTTAATCCACAATAAACTGCCAAATCTTGTAACTCTTTATAATCCATATCTTTAATGTTCTTACCAATAAAGCTAAGTTTTTCACCTTCAACTTCTTTACAATAGTCAAGGTAAACTTCTCTAACCTTTACAGGTCTTGAACCTAGTTTCTTTTCTAACCATAGGCTAGCATATCTATTTTTAAGTGCTTGGTGGGCTAATCCTTCATCTACAAAGGGAATAATACCCTCGATGCTTTCATAGTCCATTCTCTCTTTTTTAGAATTAAGATAAGTTCCTGATATTTTACATTTTAATAATTTCATTTTAAGCTCCATAAGTTTTTGTTAGTTTAGCCATTAGTTCAGCTTTATGTTCAGCTCTATGTGGCTTACCAGTTAATGCTGTAAGTTCAGCTCTAATTGCTTTTCTTGATGCTGCTGTTTGTTCTTTGCTTAGGTTTTGCGAACTTGAAGTGTTATTAATAGCTCCACCCTCACTAGCTCCAAACTTTTCTAGGTTTGTTTTAGTTGACCTGTAAACAAGACCTACAATTTCATTAGGCAACTTCTCTAATACTGCTTGGTCTGTTTCTGATAATGTTTCCCTTAAATGTGCTTGAACACCCTTCATTGAGTTTTCATCACCATTGAAAGTATCTTTAATCATATTATCGTAACCATCTTTAGACATTAAAGCTTCTGTTTGCTTTGTCATATTATCATTATGAGTTTTTAATATGTTATTAGCTTGTCGTTCACTTAAACCGTTATCATAGAAAGCATCTTGATAAGCACCCTTTTCTTCATCTGTTAAAGAGCCAAAATCATATTTATCTTTGCTTTCTGGTCTGAAATTAGAATAAAACTTATCTACTGATTCTTTGTTTTCCCAATCTGAAGGCATATCAATACCTTTTGATTTTGAACTATAAGACTTCTCTAACTCTAAATAACTCTTTGCTAAGTCTTCTGAACTCTTAAACTTATCTAGTGATTGATTTCCTTTTAAGTCTTCTGAAAATCCACTATTCCAAGATTCGGTTTGTACTGGTTGTGTTGGTGTTTGATTGTCAGTAGGTTGTGAAGCAACTGCTCCGCCTTCTTCAATATCACTCATTTTCGATTTCCTTTCTAGTTTCTGTTAATAAATAAGGTCTAATTAACTCTAAATAAACCCACTTTTTACCCATAGATAAAAACATATCCCTAGGCTCTAAGCTTTCTCTTGAACTAAATAGGTTTATATTACCTACTATTGTTTTTAGAAAAAGGTTAAACTCTTTGTTATTGCTTAATAGTTTGATAGCTTTATTATACTCTTCCTCAAGTTCTTTATTCTTGAACTTAGCTTGTCTTATATTTTCCTTCTTAGCTTGTATCTTATCAACTATTGAACTAACTACATCACTTTCCGACATTATCAGCCTCCTGATTATTCTTATTAGCTTGTGCAGAGTCTTTTTGCATTCCTGCACTCTTAGCACCAGCTTCCATTGTTAAAGCAGCATCTTGTATTTGCTGATCTCTTGCTTTAATTTCCTTCATATTCTTATTGCCAATCATTAAGCTTTGATTAATTCCTAAGTTATCATAGATGGCTTGCAACCATTTATACATATCTGTGCTTTTTAATTGTGAAGGGTCTATTGTTGAAGCTACTTGTATTGCTTGAACTAGTTGTAATAAGCTTTCTAAGTTCTTAGTTCTTGTTAACATCTCAAGCTCATTGTTAAACTCGATTGTATACCAAGGCTTACCCTGTTTAACTAGCTCTAATATCTCATCAGGTATAATTCTTTCAGGATATTTCTCTCTTAGTTGTTCTGATTCTTCTGTATCAGGTAATGCACCCAATTCACCTAAATCATATAGAATACTTACACTTCTTTTTACTAATGGTATTAATAATTCATTCTTTTGTCTAATTAATAACCCACTTAATGACTTACCACGAATAGCATATCTTTGTAAACTCTCCGTTGCTGTCATTTCCTTAGCTGAATTAAAGTCTAATAAAGCATCAACCTTACTTGCTGTTGTTATATGGTCTTTTAGATATGGCACTAAGAAGTTTATAATAGCCGATGGATCACCTACATCATATAAAGGAAACATTGGAGCTTGTCCACCAGATAAAGATGGATTAAATATTGTTAACCCTCTTGACGATGTATCAACTACATTATCACCAGCTACAGCACCACTATACATTCCCATTGATGGGTCAGACATTTTCTCTAATATCTCAATAGTATTACCTATGATATAGTTTAATGCTCTAATAGATGATAGTAATAATGTTGCACTTGAACGACCATATATTTCGCCTCTTACTTTGCTTGCTCTAGCAATAGCAATAGGATTCTCTTTGAAATCGTCTTCGTGGAATATGTTTTCTCTCTCGTTATCTAAGAACCAGATAGCTTTATATCTAGCACCCTTCTTACCTTTTAGTCTAGGGTCGTAATCATCACGAGGGAATACACAACAAACTAATACAAATTCTTTTTGCTCGTCTTGAGTCTTCCAAGCATCTTGAATTGCTCTAGGTAATTTACCAACTAGCATATTAGAGATAGCACCTTTTTCAAAACAAAACTCATTTACTATTCTTGTTGCTGTCCAATTATATTTAATATAGACATAATCGACTAAACCACTAGCACCTTCTCCAATTGCTATATTATCAACACCATAATCACGATAAACAATACAATTCTCATCTATACCTTTTAGAAATGCTTGATTAGGATATGCACCAATACCAGAAGTACCGAAAGAACCTTGTGAATATGAATGACTACTCAAGCAATTTGATAAACCACTTCTATTATGGTTCATTTGATATAATGTGTTATCCGTTGCGTAATCAAAAAACTCTTGAACCGTTTCAGGAGCTACCATATTTAATAGGTTTTTATGTGGTTTAAGTGAGAAAGCATCATCACCAGAGCCCCACATTACACCGACTAAGTAATCACCAAACTGATTTACAGATATTGCACTCGTTGGGTCATCTACAAACTCATCTAGCTGATTAGCTTTATTATCATTTGGAGAATCAAAATATGTTTCATCAAGTTTAATGCCTACATATCTACTTATGCTATTCCATAAAGGAGTATATTCAGACCTTACAGATATAGCATTTTCGTATCGTTTAATGATACCACTATATTCACTCATATTAATTTCCTAGTAATGTTTCTCTTTTTTTAACATCTTGGACTTCTTCACCCAAAATACCGCCTTCTGTTGCTAATAGAGCTGAACGAACATTTTTACTTTTGTCCTTTCCTTCCTCTAAATCTTCAACTGCTCCTGTTTCAACTTTAGGAGCTGACCCGAACATATTTCCCATTTTTAATTTTCCTTTTTAATGTGTTTGGTGTTATTATAATGCCTTTAATTCCTAATATGCTCGCACAAAAGTCTGCACAAGTCAATATCAATCTATAATGAGCCTTACCATAGCCAATATCGTAAAACTCTGTTCCTTTAATATCGTATTCACTTAAACCGCAAAGAACTACACGATTAAAGCTGTATTCTAGTTTAAACAACTTACCTTTGATGTTGTAAACTATGAAACAATGAAGAGGATTGCTTGTGAATAAGTCCCATACATATCTTCTTTTTCTATGTTGAAAACCAATTATCATCTCAATCTTCTCGCACTTACCCTTTTAATTGTTGACTTCTCCATAATATCAGATTCTTTTGTCTTACCTAAGTAATGAACTGCACCATAAGTTGCCATCATTAAACTATCGGTTTCATCTGGGCTTTTCATTCCGTCCTTCTTCATTTCTTCTTTAGGCTGTATTAATCTTCTACCAGTTGTCTTATGGTTTCTGAACTTGATATTCTCCATCTGCTCTATCAACACACTAAATTTAGGATTAAGGATTAGATATTTACTATCTACCCATTCTTTTAGTAAGTAATAACCTTCAGCTCTAGTATTAGCAAATGTATAGTTATCTCTTGCCTTCTCTCCACCATTAAACGAATAGATTGGTAATCCTGTTTTACTTAGACTAGCAAATACCACATAACCAGAGCCTCCTATATCCATTACAGATAAGTCAGGTTGATATTCAGCTATGATTGATATGATTTTACCCTTGCTTATGTCAGGGTCAGGGTCAGACCAAGTAATAACATTGATAATTTCCCAATGATAAGGGCTTTTCCTATCCATTATACAGGCAGAACATAAATCACCACCTTGAGCAGCAAAGTCAAATCCTATTACTCTCTGATGCTTTAGAACATCACCATAAGGCTTATTAGTAAGCATTTCATCTAGTTTCTTAGTATCGAATAGATAGTCGTCTGTTTGTGATTTAGGAAGTCCTAACCAGATATGATTGTATTCGTCTTCATCTCTTGCTAAGTCTTTTAATGCTTCATCTATTAATATTTGAGGACAAAAAGGGTTTTCATTATAGTTTATATGTATTCTTAAACAATCAGGATCATTAACATATCTTTTCCATACAGCATCATGCCTTGTCTTTCTATTCATTGTAAATATGATTTTAGAATTGTTTTTACGGATAGTAGGGACGATTATGTCTAAAGTATCTTTGGTAATTGCTTCAGCTTCATCAATCCATAAGATATCGATATCATCAAGACCCTTGATATTTGAACGACCTTGCTCCTTAAATCCCATAAAAATAAACTTAGAGCCTGTAACATTATGAACTATGTATGTTTTGTAAACTGTGTAATTTAATTTGTATTGGGTTATTAACCTAGATAATGTTGAGTGAACTGATTCTTCAATTGTTTTTTGGGTTTCACGACCACAACATATTTTTAATGACTTCTGCTCACCCCAATATAAACAGTTCCTTGCTATGGTTTCAGTTTTACCACCACCACGACCACCAGTAAGCAAAACACTACGATATCTATTTATATCTGTGATAACAGGCAATAGCTTGGGTGGGCAATTTAATATATTGGGTAGTTCTATGGTCATTTGTTAGCCTGTCTTTTTATTTATACTCTACGGTGGGCGATGTTAACTAAGTTATTGGTTTATTTAGGTTTTATTTTTAGTGGAATATTGATTAATCCCCTATTTCTATCTTTAATTCTTCGCCATTTATCTTAACACTTGGCATTTTTACTGTAATATTGGTATCTTTCTGGCTATTATCTTTCTCGTAAAGACCGAATAACTTTGCTTTATTCTCTATCGCTTTATTCTGTCCTGATATGTCCTTTAAAGTCTTAGCTTGCTTTCTAACATCATTAAATTCATTAAAAGCATCTATTACACCATATTTAAGCTCTTGTAGTATAGGTTCTCTTAGTTCCTTTAGCCTTGACACTATCTTGATATTAGCCATTAACCTAGAGGCTAACTGGTCTATACTATCTCTTTTACTTGATTTAACTTGGCTTGGATAAGCTGTGCAATAGGCATTGTATTGAGAATTACCTTTGAATATCTCTTGGCAGAAGTTCTCTTGGTTGTTAGTTAGTCTAGCCATTATATTTACTATTCCTTCTAGCTTCTATTAGATTAAATCTATCACAGTCTGCATCGTGTTGCTTTTGTTTAATCATCTTTTCATACTGCGAGTAAAATTCACCTATAATGCTTAAACATATTAATATTACTAAAAATGTTGTCATTTCTCATATACCTCTATCTTTAGTGACCTTATTCGAATTTAACTCTGCTTGCTTTTTAGCCCAAGTAATAATAGGTAGTTCTTTTTTTGTAAACATTATATCCCAATGCTCACTACCCTCTTTTGGTAACATTGTTTTAATAGCTTCTTTCATTATCATATATTTAATTGGCATAATACACCTCTAATGTAAAAATATCAATATCGCTTAAAATATGCTTGTTGTGTTCGTCATCTACTATTCTGTATTTGTGGTTGTTGGTTTCTATGTAGTCGATAGAGTTAATGTTTAGATCAAGGTTATATCTATCTGTTAGGTCTTGTAAGTTGTTTTTAGATATCTCAATCATTTGTTAACCTGATTACTATCCCATTGGTCATTATACCAAGCTTCGCCTTCTGGTGATTGCATAATCTTTAGGATTTTTCTAAGATTCCTCTTTAACAATATAGTTCTTAACCAATTAGTCATTTTACTATCTCCTAGTTAAAGCCTAGCCGTATTTCTGAATTGTTTTACCGTCATTGTTCATTAAATACGCTTCTTGGAAAACATATTGCTGACCCTTGTGAGTGACAGATAAAAACACACCATCTGACTCGCAATCTTTATATTTTGGTAGATATTTACAATCACACTCAATAGGGTCGTGCTTTTTATAACCTCTAATTAAGAAATTATTATCTTCAAGTGTTAATTCGCTTGCTGGTAAACCTTCTTGTTCCCAGTGTAATATTTTTAATATCATTATCTATCTTCCTATCTATCTAAGTTGCCCAACACATTGTCGAGCGGGAGCAATAAACTTTATTATTGCGATTAATAGCTGCGATGTTTTATATCACCTGTAAAAACCTTAAAAAACCGTATACTACACTAATTACAACAATTATCAGCAAGTTAAATAGCTGTATTGACCACTAGACAGCTAGCTAGCAAGTATAATCTATATCTACAACTATAGACCATAGTCAAACTTACTCTGTGAGATGATAGAGATTTGCACTCTATATGTAATCAAAACCTTGCGAGGGAATGACCGCCTATAATTTTACTACTAAATAACACTTACAGTCACCCTGACTATGTTATTGGCTAAGTTCGGCTAACCTAACTCCATTGGATTTATATTTTTATTGTCGACTACCAATGCGTCCGTATGTGTTTACCTTTTCCACCACATCTCAATAACCACTATACACAATTCTCACTAAAAGTCAATTATATAATATATATACTACACAGCCAAAATAATACAATAAATCTTTCGTTTAATTTCAATGACTTATAAAATAATTCACAAATAATGGTAAATAACACTTGCAACATTAATACAATGTAGTAATATGATAATAGAGATTAACCAAACAGGAGATAAGATTATGAAAAAAGATAAATATTTAATATATTATAAAGCATATAGATTGGGATGCCTAAGTGGTGTTAGAACATTTGACGGTAATATGGAATACAGAAAAGAAAAGAATGAGGAGTTTGATGTTGCATATGTAAAAGAAGGAATTAGAAAATCTAATGAATTAGACTCAGTTAATAATGTGGTGATAATCAATATAATGGAGTTAAGCTAATGACTATTAAATATGACAATGAAACACTAGCTAGAGCCTTCCCTGATGGAATTACAACAGGAGGTATTACTAGACTAAACACACTAATTGACGACTGTGATAAGCTTTATGACTGTAAGCAGTGTAAAAAAGTATTCAGTGATGATGACTACGATGTTATTATTGGTGATGACAAGTCCAATCTTGATTTTTGTAGTAGTCGTTGCCTTGATGATTATTATCTTGATGATAGTGATGATGAGCATAGATTAACAGGTAAAGAACTTGGTTTAACAACTCAATATTAGGAGATAGGATTATGAATAAAGATATAGAAAACCACTACGAAGAATTATCTAATAAGTTAAAAAACTTAAACGGATTGAAAAAACTAACAACTAATTTATCAGAAGAAATAACAGAACATTTAGATAGCGAGATTAGAGATTGGATTGATACTTGGTTATTCCAAGATATGGATAGTAGAGTTTTAGATTCTTTTCATAACTGGGTCAATAAAGAGGTTGCAGAGAAAACAGTTAAACACGAAGAGTATAAATCTAGATTATGGAATAAATATCATTCATTGCCAGAAAATGGTTATATATCAAAAAAAGACTTTTGTAAACTATTAGGAGAGTGATTATGAATAATTGGGAACTAGGAGATAAAATAGCGTTTCACAACCAGAAACTAAAAAGCCGTTCTAAATACCGTAAGTTTATGGATAACAACGGTCTTAGTGATTGGCAGGTTGTTTTAGCTGTACCAGTAGCTATATTACTTGGGTTGTTTGTATTAGTGTTTATTATGTTTTGTTTAGCAGTATAGGAGGGTGATATGACTTGGATTGTAATAGGACTAGATAAAGACACACTTAAAAGAACGGTATCACTTGGCATTACAAACGAGATTGATGCTATAGCAGAGAAGCAGTGGTATGAAGAGAACGGATTAATTAATGTTGAAATGTACGATAGATAGGAGAAGATTATGAAAAAATATAAAGTAACCATCTCGAATACAGAAATAAAAAGCTATGAGGTATATGCTAAAAATGAACGAGATGCTGTATATGGCGACCAAGAAGCAATTTATGGTTCTTGGAAAACAATTTCAAGTGGTGCAAACGGTAAAGTAGAAAATATTGTAGAATTAATAGAGGAGAAACAAAATGAACACAGATAAATTTGCTAAACTATCTAATATCACAAGCACCGTACCTAGATTAATGGTGCTAGATATTATCAATCAAGATAATAATACGATCAATCCAAACTACAGAGGTATTGATTTGCGAGAAATTAACAGTAAGTGTGAATATTCAGAATCATACACATCAAGAGTTCTAAAAGACCTTATAAGCGATGGTGCTGTTACAAAGACTAAGAAGGGGCATAGAGTTTACTATCGTATAGTTAATGATGATGTCGTAAGATTGTTGAAATTTTTAGATAGTTTAGGAGGATAGATTATGAAAGAATACACATTAAAAGAACTATGGGACTTCTTCCCTGATGCTAAGTGGATAACACAGAATAAAAATGGCGATTTATCGTTATGGAATATTAAACCAAGATGCAATACGATGTTCGGTGATTATTGGTATGCTCAAAGGGGTGATTTTGCTAAGATAAAGTATATAGAAACAAACTATATAAAAGAATTTGACAATACTAACTGGGTTGACTGCATATTAGAGCGACCAGTTGATTATAGTAAGTGGATTGGTAAGTTGTGTTGGTTTTCAGATTTTAACGGAACTGATAAAAACCTAGAACAAATAGGCATACTTCAATTTATTAAAGGTGATATGTTTAAACCTCGCAGTGTAAATAAAGAAGGGAATGGTTTTTGGAAATATTGCAAACCCCTAACAGCCGATGAAGTTAAACAATATATACTGGAGGAATCAGATGTTTAGTAGAAAGTATCATAATGGGTTAACCAACAAGAAGATTGTTATGTTAGCACTAATGCAAGGCAAGAAACTTAGAGTGTCAACTGTTAGCGATGGCTTAGAAGTTAAATATTGTGGCAAATGGCATAAGACAAGGACAACGGAGTTAAGGAAAATCATCTCACAACTTGGCAAGACTATGCTTATTAGGTATAAATGGCAACCCAACTCTAATAACAAAGGACAACATAAAGTTTATTACATATAAAAAGAAAGCCCTTCGTAAAGAGGGGCTTTTTTAGGTCTATGCTCTTGAAGGTAAATAATCAGGATACATCTTAACTATCTTAGGTTTAACATTAAGTATATCCTTTTCGTGTTGATTAGGTGCTATTTTTCTACTCCCCATAGCTCCTTTTAATCCGAGTTGATACTTTGCCACCGAAATATCACAATCAGGCTGTAGAGTCTCTAAATCGTCTAAATCACGAGTTACCTTTAATACCTTGTCTGGATTCTTAGTTATTAGCTTTGCCATCTCGAATCTTGTTATACTGTGATTAGTTCTAATTTGTGTTAGTTCTTTTATAAGTTCTGTTTTAGTCATCGTTCTATCTCCTATCTTGGTTGGTTAAAAATTACCTTCAGCACACTGAAGACACACTATTCCATTTTCTCTCCACATATCAACAACTGACTTTCTATCATCTATTGCAAATAAGATATCTTCTTTATCGCCTATCCTATCTAACATTTCCTTTTTAATTACTGTATCAGGGCGATAATCTTTATCCTCCCTCATATGTAAAGTCCAGCTACCACCAATATCACAAAACCTTATCATCTCACAAGTCGCCTCACATACACCAGTCTTTCTCATTCTTCCTGTTAAAAAATATATAGTATAACCTTTAACTGACATTGCCTGTAATAATTTAACACACCAATTATTTATTTCATCTTTTAAGATATTATCAGGGTTAGAAAATGATTTCCAATCTTTTGGTTCTTTCTCAATAAACCTTCTTCTTTCTTCGATATTAAATAGTGTTCCATCTAAATCACATATAATTTTTTTACTCATCTACTTATCCTCCATTAGTTTAGTTACTACATCATCTACCACAAAGCTTAGAACTCTTAAAATAGATGATATCTTATCAAGTGGCGGTCTTTCATCACTATTGAATTTATTTCTCCACTCGTCAAATACTTTTGACTTTACAATAGCTAATTCTTCTTCTGTAAAGGTGTAGGTTTCACCACCAATAGTCCCTGTTCTATTATCATCTATTGGGTATAACTTCCTAAACCCATCTTCAATAATTTTTATATATTCTTGGTCTTGGTCTCTCCAATATTTCGGGTCTTTCATCATTTCTTTTATTTGCTCTTCTGTATAGTCGCCCTCATCTTGTTGTTGCTTGTCGCTAGTTGGTTGTTTACTCATCGTTCAGCTCCTTTAAGGTTTTTAGCACATCTCCAAATTTATAAAAATGAAGCTTTATACCGTGCGTTAAAAATACAAAATACTCTTTATGGTGTTTAGCCACATAACCACCCTTGAAATAAAGTCGCTTAGAGTGTGTTTTATCGTTATAGTGGATATAAGCTGTATTATCTATTTCTATTATCTTTTTAAGTTCTTTTTCCATCACTCATAACTACCCCTCCTGTGTTGGTTTGTTGATGTAAGCCCAAAAAGCACACCTATTAAAAATAGCCTCAATCACATCTTTAGAGTATAAATCAGATATTTGTTCAAAATATAAACAATCATCAGCATAGAAAACAAAACACCTATCAATATCTGGTCTTTTTTCTTTAGGGTCAAACCACACTAACTGCGACTTCACCAACTCCTCTATCTGCTTGTCTTTTTGCTCTAAAGCTTTGGTCGCTTCTATATATCCTTCTATATTATATTCTAAAACCCCTAAATAATGTTCTTCACCATCGCTTATAGATGGGCATTTTAATTGTTTTTGTACCCATTCTAAATATTCTTCCAACTCTTCAACTGTTCTTAAGTCAGTCATTTTATTCCTCCATACATATTGTTTCAAATGTTCCGTTCTTGTAATTAGGCACTATCAGGCTCTTTGTGTGATTATGACCCTCTCGGTCTATCTTGTGCTTAAACTTATATTCAGCTACTATCCAACTAGGTATTTTTAACATCTTGGCTATCTCGGTGTTTACAAAGCCCTTCTGACTGCCTAGCTCAATTATCATTCTCTCTCGGTCGCTTATAGTTCGATTAAATAACTCTAGTCGATTGTCGTTCTTATCGCCTATGTTTAGTAATATTTCAGTTGCCTCATCTACAAAGCTTACCATTTCATCACTAAATACTCTACTACCCTTACAGGATTTTCTTAGGTTTCTATCATATTTGTCCTTTGCGTGCAAGACTGTGCTATGATCTCGTTTAAAAACTCTACCTAGCTCTGGTAAACTCATCTTAGTGCATTTATAAGCGATAACCATTGCTATTTGCCTAATATCAGCTAAAGGTCTATGCCTGTCTTTTGTAATTATTTGAGCTTTAGTAAACTTGAACTTGTTTTCTATTAGCTCGAATATCACCATTAATTTCTCTTTTTTTGTCATAGTTCTAGTCCTCTAGTGATTTTAAGGCTTTGAGTACGGTTAGTATTTTAGTGAAGTCTTTGGTATCTTTACCAAGCATCCTTTTTTCATTTATAATTTGATATTTATCAGAAAAGTTATTTATGATATATATACAATCATTACATATAATGACATCTATTAGGTTGCATACAATAATAGCATAAGGGAATATCGCCTGCACCTGTTTAAGTTCTTTTTCCATTTATCTATCCTCCTTTATTTTATCACACATAGCCTTTTCACTTTCAAACTTTAACGGATTATATGTTTTATAGTTATTACTAGGTATTACAATATTGCAATACTCGTCCATTATATACCTTATGCCTTTATCTGATAATATTTCGTCTATGGTACTTAAATCTTTCTTATCACTCATAATCTATCCTTTCTTAGTAAGTTCATTATCCCTGTATGGTGTCTGTTACATAGCTTGCCTATTTGTGGGTAGCTTAGTCCACCAGCTCTTAAATATTTATACAAGTCGTATCGTTTAGCTAGTATATCATTGCTTATTCTATGCGACCTGATGTTGTTTAGTAGTTGTCTGTCTAGTGTTAGTGTGAACATTGTTAGCTCCTATCTATCTAACTTTCTAATTATATCAAATCTATCCCAATAATCCTTATTACCACCTTTATTAAATAATTTACCAGTTTTTCGTATATAACAACTACTTGAATTACCTGTTGTTTCTTTAGTAGCAACAACACCCCAGCATAACTTTTCAGTGCAAAAATGAATATAAATTTCACCTCTAGCTTCAGCTTTGTAAAACTTATCTACTTCTAATGGCTTTTCCATAATCCTATCCTTTCGCTATTTCTAATTCCAGTAATTCGTTAAACCTATCGTATAAATTATTTAATCCATCTTAAATAGCCCGCTAACTAGCTTTTTAACCTCTGCTGATTGCTCTATCATTTTTTCATTTCTTTCTTGTTTATAAGAGTCCATAAAGTTTACTGATAATTCTTTAGTGATAGTATTTAAGTTTCTTGAATAATCACCGTTTCTATGAGAACTCCAAAGAGCTGATATTCCCCCGCTCATATTTAAAGCTTGTACTTCATTCTCTGTAAGATTTTTATTAAAATCGGGATACATTATTACTGGACATTCAATATCGATATAATCAATACACTTCTCAATAAAAACATTTTTAGCTCTTACCATAATATCATCATCAGTCAATTCCCTATATCCACAGACCTCTAACCAATCGTTTATAGCTGGTAATTTACCTTTATATTTGTTAAAATACTCTTCATTACCTAAGAAAGATATTTTACCACAAGCATTTCTAAAACTTTCATCATTAACTTTATTCAATAAGTTGTCATAAATAAATTTCACATATTCAGGCTCTAATTTAAGACCTCTAACCTTTGCAAAACCAGTTATATTTTTTTTAAATTCATCTTTATTCATTTTTATAGCTCCATATCCATAATTGCACTTGTGTTATCTTTACTTTGGTTTCTTTTTACTGCTGGTATTAATTTATCAGCGAACTTATCTCTAAAGGTTTTAGCTGAATAACACTCGGGTATATATTCCTTGCTTATGTTTTTAGCATACCAATCTAACATAAATTGAAACTCTGTTATGCCTTGCTCTTTTTCACATAATCTAAACTCTTTAGCCCATTCGTTTTTATTGACCTTAATATCTTTACCTAAATACGACTCTATTAAAGTCTTATATCGTTCCACTATTCCTAAATATGGAACATTAATATCTTTTATTCTATTTTCTTCTATTTTGTTTTGTTTTATTTTCTTTTCTTTTCTTTTATTGCTAGGTTTGCCATCGTTTGCTACCGTTTGCTTGCTTTTGCTAGCTTTTGCTAGACCACCTAATCTACCTATCTCAGCCCTTGATTTACTTATATTTTCGCCCTTTAAGTTATATTCATCTAGCTTAGCTTTTATAAAAATCCATATAGGATTAGTGTCAGTAATATCATCACCGTTTTGATAGTTTAATAAGTTCTTAAATATAATACCCGCATTTTTATCAGGTAAAGAATCTATAAGAGGTTGCCACTCTGTATAGACATTAGAAGTTTGGTTTCGCATTGCCATTTTGTCTTGCTCCTTGCTTAATTACTTGCTCTTTGACATCATTTACATAAAAGTTTAACTGTTGCTTTACTGCTATTTTACATATAGCTGGACAATTGGATTCATCTAAGAAGTCCATTATCTTGGCAAAGTTTCTATTATGAAGTCGGTTAAGAGCTTCTAGCTTTGTTTCTTGCATCTTGCTTAGTCCTTTATTTTGTGCTGAATTGCTCAACGGGTTAATTCTAGTAGATATTTGTGGTTATGTCAAGGGGTTAAAAAACTTCTTAATATACTTGCTCTACTTGGGTGTTTCATTAATCTAATTACTCTACCCTCTATCTGTCTTATTCGCTCTTGTGTTACCCCTAATTCTTTTCCAATAGCTCTATATGTTTTTTCTTCAACTCCGTCTATTCCAAATCTTGCTTTAATAATATATTGCTCTCTTTCGTTAAAGTCTTTTAATATTTCATTTATGTTTTTGTTACATTCTTTATTTGAATAATTTTCTAATAAACTAAATTCTGATGGTCTTGATGTTATTTGCTCTAGATCTATTAAATCAACTTCCGCAGTCGCTTTGTTTCTTTCAAGTCCTTTATATATATGTTGCACAGGTACTAGGTCAAGTTCATTACAATTAAAGAATTTAGCTAGATTAACTATGTGTTTATAAAATCCGCCGTTCTTCTGATATATACTTTCTTTTAGGTTTGATAGATTTACTATACTTCCATAAGGCACATTACTTAATTTTGAAAGTTCAACAAGAGTATATATACCGTTGTTCTGCATTCTACTAAGTAGATGGTTATTCTTAATTTTAATTTCTAAAAAATAGTCTTTCATCTCTCTATTCTCCTTTAGCTTGGGTTGTTAGTTTTGTCTGTGATATATATTTAATTCTTGTAGCTCCATTAGAATTTGTTCATTAACCTCAATGCTTGTTTTATTTAATTTTATCTCTTTGTATTTGAACACTAACTCTATAATTGCATATAAAGACAGTATTATTAATATATAAATCATCTCTACCCCCATATCAGCATATAAAGTGATATTATGCCTAGTAATGTTAGTTGTTTTAGTGTTATGTTCATTTTAGTTGCTCCCTAGTGAGTACTTGAATCTACGATATCTCCTTGAGCATTTATAGTATATCTTCGTAGCTCTACTTCTAGTTCAGATATTCTGTCTGTTTGTTTTTCAAGCCTGTTATTCATTTTCCATAATTCATTAGATAGATTTGATACTTTCTCTTCTAAAAGTTTTATTCTTGGTTTGTTATCTAAGTTTGGCATTTTACTCATAATTCAAAGTCCTTTGGTGTTAGTATTTTTTTACCACAAGCACCACT